ATTATGACCAGTGCTCTTTCTGCAGATGAAATGGTACATCAATTTAAGAGTCCAAGTTTCTCAGGTGTTGGAACATCAAGCCATTATCTGACTATAGAGAACCAACAGTTCAACAGGAAACAAGCTATAGCTGATGAAATTAAAGCCTATCAAGATGATCTAGAACGAGAAAAAAACAACACAACATTAGCAAGGTTTATAAGAAACCTAGAAAGCAGGATTTATGCACAACTTAGCAGGCAGCTTGTTGACAATCTTTTTGGCGAAACACCAAGTGAGTCAGGGGTGCTTGAACTAGAGGGCAATACAATAGAATACAATGTAGACGGAGACTTTATAACTCTTGTTATTACGGATAGCGATGGAAACACAACTGAAATCACTTTGCCTATTGGGAATTTTGCTTTCTAGCTGTACCAATAGGTCAATATTAAATAATTACATACCACCAGTTAGCTTAACCAAACAGGCAGAAGTTGGAACTTTAATTAATAAAGAGCTTGCGAATATAGGCAAGCCTTTCATAAAACCAACGATAGCCGTATATCCTACAAGTTTTACAGATCAAACAGGACAACGCAGAAGTAATAGTTCATACGCATCTTTCTCAACAGCTATCACACAAGCACCTCATGCCTATTTAATTCGCGCCTTGAAACACGCTAGTGATGGTGAGTTCTTTGATGTGGTAGAAAGGGTTGGTTTGGATAATCTAACCAAAGAAAGACAACTTATAAGATCAACAAGAAAAGACTTCAAAGAAAGCAAAGATTTATTACCCTTAACTTTTGCAGGTTTGTTAATGGAAGGTGGTGTGATAGGATATGAAAGCAACATAAAGTCAGGTGGCTTGGGTGCTAGATATTTGGGCATAGGCTCAACCAAAGAGTACAGACAAGATATTGTTACCGTTTCTTTGCGTACCGTTTCTGTAAGTACAGGGAAAGTTTTGACTGAAGTGCTTACAACAAAATCAATCTTAAGTGTAGCAATCAGCCAAGATGCTTTCCGTTTTGTTTCTAATGATACCGAATTAGTAGAGATAGAAAATGGGATGGTAGAAAATGAATCTGTAAATATTGCACTACAAAACGCAATAGAAACAGCAGTCTTAGAAACCATACAACTAGGTTTAAAGAAAAATTTATGGAGCATAATAGATGAAGAAATACTTAATGCTATTCGTGGTTAGTTTTTTGTACGCAGACAATGAGGTTTATGTAGATCAAGTAGGCGCTACATTTAACTTAGATATAGAGCAATTAGGCTCATCAAACATTATAGGTGGTGCAACTGCAGCAGCAGGTTCTATGAACGCACTTGACCTTGACGGTGCAACAATGACGTTAGACGTTAATCAAATAGGCGACAGCAATAAATTTCTAGGCGACATCACAGCCGATACATTCACAGGCTTCTTTGAATTTGACGGTGATAGCAATACATTCAACATTCAAACTGACCCTACCAACACTCACGGCGCAGACAACGGAAACTTCAATGTAGATGTAACTGGTGGAAGCAATACTTTCACCCTTGATGTAGCTACAAATGACCTTGCAGGAACTTTAGACCTAGACTGGATAATACAAGGAGACAGCAACACTTTTGACTTTGATATTGACTATGATACGGCAACAAACTATGTTGATGTAGATGGAGATTCAAATACAGTTAACTTTGACGGTGATGGATATGCTGATGCCTTTTTTAAACTAGAGCATGATGGTAACTCACGAACCTTTAACATAGACCAACAAAGTACATTAGCTAGTGACTGGTTACGCATCAATTCTAACGGCAATAGTGGTACTGTTTGTGTCATTCAGAGTGATGGCGGAACAAGCACCTCGTGTTGATGTTGGAGAAATATCAGAACTAAACGGCATTGCTCGTATTGTACGAGACAAAACAGAAACAGCAGCATTAAATGATGACATAAAATCATACGACACCCTTGAGACCTCTAATGGTCGCATGGCTGTTACTTTCCTTGATGACACTCTTATACGCCTTACTGAACACTCACAGGTATTAATAGATGAGTTTGTTTATGATCCTGACCCTAATAAATCTAAAATGGCACTCAACTTTGCCAAAGGTACTGCAAGATTTGTAACTGGTAAATTAAACAAGGTTGCTAAAAAAAATATAACAATTAGAACCAATAGTGCGACTGTAGGCATAAGAGGTACAGATTTTACTATCACAACCAATGAGATTGGTGAGTCATTAATAATTCTTTTGCCTAATGAAGATGGTACTGCAAGCGGTGAAATAGAAGTCATGACTGCTATGGGTACTGTATTGCTTAATAAACCATATCAATCAACAGTTACAACGGTCTTTGAATCTGCGCCAAGCAAACCAGTCATATTAGATTTAACACTAGACCTTATAGACAATATGTTAATTGTTACTAATCCCAAGCCTAATGAAGCCCTTGCTGAAGAAACAACAGATAAAAGTAGCAATGTTCTAGATGTGGATTTTTTGGAGTTTGACGAACTTGAGCAAGATTTTCTAGCAGAAGATGATCTGCAATTCACAGAGTTAGATATAAATTTTCTTGATGTAAATTTCTTTGAGGACTTGCTAAAGATAGTAAATGAACTAGACAAACTAAAAGAAGATGACCTGCAACAAGAGCAAACCATAACTAGAATTACTGGCACAAAGGTTGGGCAAGATACTGATACACAAATTATTACATTAGTAACAGGCGATCTAATAAGCCTGCGTAGAAGGGTGCAACAGTCAGTGCAAGTAGATTTGAAGGCTAGTCAAGGATATACTGTAATCTTTATACAGGACGGTGTTTCCAACATTGTAAAGATAAACGGTGGTGGTGATTCAGTCATAAGTATTAAACAAGGCTCATGACACATATAAAAAAATTTATAGCTTGGTTTATTGGATTATTCCAACAACGCTATCAAATCAGAGTATCTTTTAACAAAGAGTACGGTGATGCAGACGACAAGGTTTACATCAGCAAAAAGATTTTAGTGCAAAAAGAAAAACATCTTAAATTTCGCAATTTAGACAATAAAGTTATAGAGTATAGAAGTGCAGGCGGACTAAATTACATTATTGAGGATATGTAATGCAACAGATTCTAATTGGAATTATTATCATGCTAGGTTTAGCAACCTATTATTTTTACAGTCAAAATCAAATACTTAGTGCAAACAATGCAGCATTAGAAGGCGCAGTTGCCACACAAGAAGAAGCGATTGCTACGATACAAGCGGACTTTGAATTACAAACACAACAGCTTCAAGACCTTACAGTCAAAAGCCAAGCTGCACAAAAAGAATTAAATAGATATACACAGTTTATACAAAACTACGAGTTAGCATCTGAAATACTAGCAGACCCAATTAAAATGGAGAGGAAAATAAACAATGGTACAAAGCATATCATGGAAAACATTGAGCAAATCAGTAGTGATGTTGATGGTCTTGATAATGGCTTGCAGTTGCAGTCTACTTCCGACTAGAGAAATACAAGTAAGCGCCAAGCCTTTAGAACGCAAGATAGTGCAACCTGTCATGCCTAGAGCAATTGACCTTAAAGAATTGCAGTGGATGACTGTTACACCTGACAACTGGGAAGATCAATTAGCAAGAATAGAGCAACAAGAGGGTGAATTAGTGTTCTTAGCTATGACCATTCCTGACTATGAAGTCATGGCATACAATATGCAAGAGATCAAAAGATATATCACAGAACTAAAAGATGTGGTGGTTTACTACCGAAAAGTAACAACAGAAAACCTTTCAAAAGAAGAATAAATCTGATAGCCTTGAATTTTCATATAGGAGAATGATATGGGAATGATAGGAGAATGGATAGGAATAATCACAGGCGTAGTATGTATAGCATCTATTATCTGTGCATTAACTCCTACACCAAAAGATGATGCAATGATCAGTAAGTTCTATAAATTTTTAGAGCTGATGGCATTAAACATCGGAAAAGCTAAACAGTAAAACTATAGGTGCAGGAGCACCTTTTTAATTTATGGCAACAGTTACACCTTTCGTATATAACGCAATACTGGAAAAGATCGTAGACGGAGACACAATTGATGTTACTCTTGACTTGGGATTCAGTGTATTTCTGCATAAACAACGCTGCAGGTTGGCAGGTATAGACACTCCTGAGTCAAGAACTCGCAATCTAGCTGAAAAAGCACTAGGTAAAAAAGCATCAGCAAGACTAGCAGAACTATGCGTAGGCTCATTTAAAATACAATCATTAGGTAAAGGTAAATATGGCAGAATACTTGCAATCCCTTATACAGAAAATGGTCAAGATATTTGCCAAATGCTTATCAATGAAGGTCATGCCGTTGAATACTGGGGTGGAACTAAAAAAGCAAAAGTCAGAGATGACGGAACTTGGGGAGAATAATATGCACATATCACAAGAGGGTATAGATTTAGTCAAAAAGTTTGAAGGTTGCAAATTAGAAGCATATCAATGTGCTGCAGGTGTTTGGACTATTGGTTATGGTTCAACGCATGGTGTACAAAAAGGTGATAAATGGTCACAAGAAAAAGCAGAGATCATGCTTATAGATGAACTAGAAGAATACGGTAAGTATGTAGAAGAATTAGTTACCATACCTCTAAATCAATGTCAGTTTGATGCTCTTACTTCTTGGACATTTAACTTAGGACCAAGCAACTTGCA